CCGATCGCCTCCGATCAATTCACCGTCGGGCAGGACCTGGTCGTGCTCGATGTCGCGCAATCGGTGAGCGAAAGCTCGACGCCGGTGCGGCGCGCCGGGCCTGGAGCGCGGCGATGATCAGCGTCAAGGCCGTCTATCAGCTGCTGCAATTCTTCGCCAATTGGCTCAGTCAGCCGACCTTGATCGAGGTGGCTGACTCTTTGGAGATCAAGCAATGAATGCGATCGAGCCGTTCCGCAAGGGCAGCCGCGAGCCGCAAATGCCGCCGGCGCTGCCGCCCGGCAATCTGTTCTGGCGCAGCCTGACGGCGCAAGCGGTGGCGCAGGCCACGCGCCGCTCGACGCTCGAGGTAGCCGCCAGGCTATGGCCATCCGACGGCACGCTGCACATGGTGCTGCGCGCCGCCTCGGCGCCGGCGACGTTGACGACGTCGCCATGGGCGCCCGACCTGGGGCACAAGATCGTCATCGATGCGCTCGAGGGGCTCGGCCCGACATCCGCCGGCGCGCAGCTCCTGCTCGAGTCTTTGGTGCTCAACTTCGATCGCAATGCCACCATCAGCGCGCCCGGCTTTGTCGCCGGCGCCAGCAATGCCGGCTTCGTCGCCGAAGGCGCACCGATCCCGGTCAAGCAGCTCGCCTCGACGGCAGTGCAGCTGACGCCGAAGAAGCTCGCGGCGATCGGCGTCTTGACGCGCGAGATGGTCGAGTCATCGAATGCCGAGCAGCTCGTCGGCGATGTCTTGAAGCGCGGCGCAGCGCTGGCGCTCGACGCTGCGCTGTTCGGTTCCGCGGCCGCGACCGCGGCAGCTCCCGCCGGCCTGCGCAACGGCATCTCGACGACGACGCCGAGCGCGGCGACTGATCCGCTGCAGCAGTTCTATGAGGACTGCGCCAATCTGATCAACGCGACGTCGGCGGTCGGCAGCAACGGGCCGTTCGTCTTCATCGGCTCGCCTGGTCGCGTCGCGGCGATGGTGATGCGCTTCGTCCTGCAGCCCGGCAACGTCAACGTCCTGGCCAGCAACGCCGTCGGCAATGATCTGGTCTGCGTCGCGCCGCGCGCGCTGGTCTGTGCGCTCGATCCCGAGCCGGTGATCGAGAGCGCTTCGGCCGGCACGCTGCACATGGAGGACACGACGCCGCTCGACATCGTCAGCGGCGGTGTCTCGGCCTCGCCGGTGAAGAGCATGTTCCAAACCGAGAGCTGGGCGATCAAGATGCGCTGGCCGGTCACCTGGGCGGCGCGCGATCCGCGCGCAGTGGCGTGGACCACGCCGGCATGGAAATGATCCGCAGACTTGTTTGTTTGCTGTTTGGTTGTCGACCTGATGGCAGGGTCGACGTGCTCAAGGTGCGACGGTGAACTTGCTCGAGGAGGCGCTGGAGGAGCGCGAGAAGAGGCTCGCCGACAGCCTGGCGCGCGCCAAGCTCGCCACTTACGGCGACGATTTGCCGTACGACGACAATCCGGTGATCGCCGCCGAGCCAACCGCGGGCGGCTGGCGCGGCCTCACCTCGCGCGGCGAGCTGCTCGAGGTGCGCAGCAGCAATGGGCTGCCCGCGGACCTGGTGATCATGCGCGGCGGCACCGCAGTCGCGCGACGCAAGATCGAGCGCGGCGAGCTGCGCATCGACGAGTACACGGCGCATCACGAGCGCGCCTTGCAGCACGCGCGCGACAATCACCCGCTCGAGGCGCTGCGCGAGATCGAGGCGACGCTGGCATTGGCGCCGACGCTGTTCGCGCGCTTCAACCGGGCGATGGTCCTGCTGGCGCTCGGGCGCTGGCGCGAAGGCTTCGCCGAGTATCGCGCATGCGAGGACTTGCCGCCGCTGATCCGGCCGCCGGTCGCCGCAGCGCTTGCGCGCGGGCTGAAGCCCTGGCGTGGCGAGGACCTCGACGGCAAGCCGCTCCTCGTCATGCATGCGCACGGGCTCGGCGACTCGATCATGGCGCTGCGCTATCTGCCGGCCCTTTCGTGGAGATACGGCGTCGAGGCAATCCTCGACCTGCCGGACGAATTGCAGCGTTTCGCGGCAGTCAAGGAAGAGCCGCCGGACCTCGAGTATTTCTGTCCGCTGCTGCACCTCGTCGGCGCGCTCGGCATCGAGCCGGACCAGGTCCGGCCGACGCCATATTTGCAGATCAATCGCGAGGCCGTCGAACGCTGGTGCGAGCGCCTCGGGCCCGGCCGACATATCGGCATTGCTTGGCTGCCGGGCGCGCAGCCGGTGGCCGGCGATTATCCGCGCGCGATCCTGCTGCAGCAGCTCGTCGCCGCGCTCGCCGGCCAGGGCGCGCTGCATAGCGTCCAGGCGCAAGGCGCCGACGAGGCGCGCTCGCTCGGCGTGGCGAGTTATGAATTTGCAGACTTGTACGATTGCGCCGCGGCGATGCTGGCGATGGATCAAATCGTTTCGATCGATACCTGCGCGTTGCATCTCGCCGGCGCCATCGGCCATCCGAATGTTGTTGGCCTGCTGAGCTACTGGCACTCCTGGCGCTGGCTCGCGCCTTGGTACAGCAACGTCCGTTTGTTGACGCAGACGAGCGCTGGCGACTGGGAGGGCGCACTCGCGCAATTGAGCCGATGAGCGATGCCCCGCGAGTCAAACCGGCGGTAACGACGACGACGGTCACGATCGCGGCCGGCACCGCGGTATCGACCGCCGCTGATCTCAGCGCCGGCAACGTGACCATGCTTTTGATGCCGTCGGACTGGACGCCGGCAAATCTCGGCTTTCTGATTTCTGAAGACAACGTCACCTATCGCGATCTGCATGATGCGAATGGAATGGAAATTCAAAAGGCGACCGGGCCTAATCGAGCCATCAATGTTGATACGAGTTTCACGTCAGGCGCGCTTTGGGTGAAAGTCAGAAGCGGCTCGCTCAACAACCCAATTCTGCAAGCGGCCGATCGCGTGATCGTCCTGGTCATTCAATGATCGATTGGTGCGGCCTGCACCGCCAATATCTCAACGTCGGCGAGATGGAGATCATCGCCGACCTGGTGCGCGGCGTCGGCGCGCGGACCATGCTCGAGATCGGCTGCCGCGACGGACGCACCGCGCGCGTCCTGCTGCAGAACGTGCCGACGCTCGAGCGCTACATCGGCGTCGATGTGCCGATGAGCTACACGCCGGCGCTCGAGCATCAGCGCAAGGAAATGGTCGAGCGGCCCGGCTTTCTCGCCGCGTCCGATCCGCGCTTCGAGCTGATCATCCGCGACTGCGGCTCGCTCGAGCTGGTGCCGGATGATCTGCCGAGCTGCGACGCAGTCTTCATCGACGGCGATCACAGCGACGCGGCCGTCACCCATGACAGTTTGCTCGCCGCGGCGATCGTGCCGCAGGGGATCGTCATTTGGCACGACGCGAACAATGGCTCGGTCGAGGTGACGCAAGTGCTGGAGCATTTGCGCGCGCAGGGCTGGGCGATCGAGACGGTCACCGGGACGTGGCTGGCGTTCTGCCGGCGCTGACGCGCTTCGATCCGAGCGAGCCGCGCGACAGCATGGGCCGCTGGACCGACGGCGGCGGCGATGACGGCGATGGCTCGGGCGCGGTGATCGATGTCGATAAGGTCGAGGCGAAGACCCAAGCCAACGTAGCGGCAGCCAGCGCCAGGGCGGCGGCCGCCGGTCACCAGGCGCTGCCGGGAAACAAAGGAAGCCATCCCGACACGATCGCCTCGCGGCAGCCGACCGCCAAGGGCAGCCAGCCCGGCTACGGGCAGCCCGATCTCGCCGCGATGCAGCAAGACGCCAAGCGCTACGAGCACGACATCGGCTTGTTCAAGAACGCCGACTTCTATCCAAACTTTCGGCCCACCGATTTCGCCGGCGCCACCGATCAAGCCGCGCGCACCGTCGTCGATCAGCTCAAGGCGAACCTGAAATTCATGTTCAGTTTCGCCGACCAGCACAGCCACATCTGGTACGACGGGGCCCGCGCGCTGGTTGATGATCGCGCCAAGATATTCGGCTTCAACGATGCCAGCATCGCCGGCGTTTACGCCGCGCTGTCGCCAACCAAGGACTGGGACCAGAACGTCCAGCTCGGCGACGCGCTGATGCAGACCTACAAGACCCAGCAGGACACGCGCTGGACCAAGGAGATGGACGACAAGGCGAAGACGCTGTGGTCGGCAAAAAATCAGAAATTCGTCGACCTGGTGCGCGGCAAGACGCTGGGCGAGCTGAAGACAGCGACGGAAAAAGCGGTCTGGATCAGGACCTACAACGAGACGCACAGCAGCAAGGACTATCACAAGGTCTTGCCCGATGGGCGCCTCGACGGCCTGGTGCGCACCAAAGCCGGCGCACCGGCAAAGGTGGTATGGCAATCGCTGCCGTCGATCACCAATGCAGTGAAGGCGCTCGAGGCGAACGGCGACAAGGAGAAGATCAGCGCGGCGATGGGCGCGGCGCACAAGGTCCGATCATTCTACAACAACATCCTCGATCCGCATTCCGCCAACGGCGACGTGACCATCGACACCCACGCGGTCGGCGCCGCGCTGCTGCGCCAGCTCAGCAATGCCTCGGTGCCGGTGGTGCAGAATTTCGGCTCGAGCCTGTCCAAGGAGGAGCAGCCGCCCGGCTACGAGGCGGCGACATCATCTACTAAATCCGGGCTCAGTGGATTATATCCGGTCTATGCCCAGGCCTACCGCGAGGCGGCCAAGGAGCTGGGCATTCAGCCGCGGCAGCTGCAGTCGGCGGTCTGGGTGGTCAAGCGCGATGCCTTCGGCAATCTGAGCGACAAGCAGAAGGACGCCATCGAGGCGGCATGGCAGGACTATCACGATCGGCCGGAAAAGACGCTGGGCGAGACGCAGGCGCAGGTCGCGGAAATAAGCGGGCTCAAGAAAAATGCCAGACGATTTGATGGAGACCATGCAAAAGGCCGGCATCGCGGTGACGCGGGAGAACTACATCGAGCTGGCCTGGGGCCTGCCGCTGCCGCAATGGACGGCAGAGCTGGAGCTGGAATTGCCGCCGGAGCTGCAGGACTGGTCGCTGTTCGAGAACCGCGGCGGCGAGCTGGTTCTCAAGAAGTAGCTACAGCCAACAATCAGACGCTCGAGACCGCACGCAGCTCTGCGCGCGACGCCGCGCGTCTGCGCGAGGTGGACCCCATGCCGATCTCACCTGGAAAAGAAGAATCGCAGGAGAAATGGATGGCGCGCTGCGTGCCGGAAATGATGGGCGCACACGGCGGCACCAAGCGGCCGCAGGACCAGGCCGTCGCCGCTTGCCTGCAGATGTGGCGCGACGCGCATCCCGGCGGCGAGCCGCCGAACGCCAACGCCAGCAGCAACGATCACGTTGAGCGTCAGGATTTCGCCGACGACATCGACACGCCGGAGCCGGACGAGGACGAGTCGCACGACGATTACATCGACCGCTGCGTCGACGAGGTGATGAACGACAACGACGATCTCGAGGAGGATGACGCGGAGAACGCCTGTCAGATCGCCTGGGAGGACTATCGCGCTGCGCATGACGGCGTGCGCCACAAGACCAACATTCAAGCCGACGAGATCGAGGACCTGCGCGAGTTTACGCTCAGCGACGAGACGCTCGATCGCATGGGCGACGTCATCAGCAGCGATGGCTGGCAGCTCGAGAGCTTTCTCAAAAATCCGATCGCCTTGTTCAACCACAATCCGAGCGCGATCGTCGGCACGTGGAAGAACCTGCGCGTCGAGAACAAGCAATTGCGCGGGCATCTGCAGCTGGCGCCGAAGGGCATCTCGCCGCGCATCGATGAGATCAGGGCGCTGGTCGAGGCCGGCATCCTGCGTGCCGTCAGCGTCGGCTTTCGTGAGCTGGAGAGCGAGCCGCTCAAGGGCGACGACGGCAAGCATCACTTCGGCATGGGCTACCGATTTTTGAAGCAGGAGCTGGTCGAGACTTCGCTCGTGTCAGTTCCGGCAAACGCCAACGCCTTGGCAGTCGCCAAGTCGCTGAAGATTAGCTCGCAGACGCTCGACCTGGTCTTCGCCAAGCACGGCAAAAGAGACCGGATCAAGCAACGCGAGTTCACCGGCAAGCACGCCAAAAGCTCTCGTAATGGAAAGGGCGACAGCATGTCGTCGCTTGGACAACGTATTACGGCCTTGGAGGCGCAGCTCGTCGAGACGCGCGACGCCTTGGAGGAGCATTTGACTCACATGGACGACTCCAATGTGAGCGATGCTGACTTGCAGAAGACCAGCGATCTGAATGCCACGATCGCGCAGCTCGAAAAGACGCGCACCGCGCTGGTCGACTCGGAGAAGGCGCTCGGCCAGAGCGCCGACAACGGCAGCGGCGGCAACAGCCGCGCGCTGGCGCTGGCCGGCAATCGCGAGCACCTCAACGGCTCCAGCTCGTTCGCGCCGCGGCAGCGTGACGCCGGCAAGAAGGAGCTGGATGCGATCGGCTATCTCGTGCGTGCGGCGACGGTCGCCTACTTCACGAAGACGACCGGGCGCTTGGCGCCCGACGTGCGCCAGAAAATCTACGGCGACGATGAGCCGACCCGGGAGGCCTGCGATCTGATCCTGCGCGCGCCTTCTGCGCCGGCCATGACAACTGTTGTTGGTTGGGCCCAGGAACTCGTACATCAGATTTATACCGACTTCATGCAGATTCTGATGCCCGATAGTTTGCTGCCTGGGCTCGCAGCGAGAGGCATAGCGCTTAGCTTCGGCAACGCTGGCCGCATCATCATTCCTACTCGTCAGCGTACGCCGACGCTCGCCGGTTCGTTTGTTGGTGAGGGCCTCGCTATCCCCGTGCGCCAGGGAGCGTTCGCGTCGCAAACGCTGACGCCCAAGAAAGTTGCTGTGATCTCGACCTACACCAGGGAAATGTCCGATCACAGCATTCCGGCGATCGAGGGCTTGCTGCGCGAGGCGCTGCAAGTCGACACCGCGGTGGCGATCGATACGGTGCTGATCGACGCCAATCCAGCAACAACTATTCGGCCCGCTGGTTTGCTCAACGGCGTCAGCGGTCTGACCCCGACGGCGGGCGGCGGTCTGACGGCTCTGACTGGCGATCTCAAGTTACTGACGCAGGGGCTCGTCGCCGGCACCTACGGCAACGTGCGCAGCCCGGTTTGGCTGGTGAACCCGGGCGATCTGATCGCCGCGACGCTGACCAGCGCGGCGAATACCGGCATCTTTCCCTTCCGCGACGAGATCAAGCAAGGGACGCTGGGCGGCATCCCCTTCATCAAATCGGTAACCATGCCGGCGCACCAGATGGTGCTCGTCGACGCCGCCGACTTTGTTGTTGTTGGCGGCGAAGCTCCTCGCCTGGAAATCTCGGACCAGGCCACCCTGCACCTCGAAGATACGGCGCCGCTGGATTTGGTCACCGGCTCGCCGGGTGTTGTGGCTTCTCCGCAGAAGTCGCTGTTCCAGACGGACTCCCTCGCGATTCGAATGGTGATGCCATTGAATTGGCTTCAGCGGCGCGCCGGCACGATCGCGTGGATGACCGGGACCACGTGGTCCTAACAACAACCAAACATTCAAGCAGGAGATCGATATGGCGGATCAGCCTCCCGAAAACGCCGCAGCTGCAAAGCAGCTCGCTGTTGAGCAACAGCTCACCAACGAGTCGAAGAAGCAGTATGCGGACCGCATGAAGGGCAAGCCAACGCCGACCCAGGAAGAGAACGACCTGGCGGCGCTCGGGGCGCACTTCCACGAGCATGAGGCCGATGGCTCGGACCCGGACCCGTTCCAGACCAAGCAATCGGAACCAAGCAAGCCGAGTGGCGGCGGCTACCAGACGCGGCAGCAAACGCCGCGGCATACGTCGCATTCGGCCTAGACGTGAATGGGCGCGCGCGATCTCGTCGCCAATGCGTTTCGCGTGATCGCGCGCGCGGTCGAGGGCGCGTTTCGTCCTGGGCCGTACTACCTGCCGTACAGCGGCGGCTGGCTGCCAGAAGGCGCAAGCACGAACTTCTGGCAGCTCGGGCAGAACGTCCTGCCGCTCGGCACCCGCAGCGCTGTCGTCGAGGGCTGCATCGGCGCCTACAGCCAGACCGTCGCCATGTGTCCGGGGGATCATTGGCGCATGAACGGCAAAGGCGGCCGTGATCGCGTCACCAACTCTGCCGTATCCCGCATTCTCAAAAAGCCTAACGACTATCAATCAATCAGCGATTTCATGCTCAACGCCACCAGGCAACTGTACTTGGATGGCAACGCCTACGCGCTCGCTCTGCGCAACGATCGCTACGAGATCAACGAGCTGCACCTGATGGATTCGCGCCTGTCGCGGCCGCAGCTCGCTTATGATGGCGAAGTCTTCTATCGGCTCTACGGCAACCAGGTCATCGCCCGGCGGCTGGGCGAGCTGCCGGTGGTGGTGCCGCAGCGTGACGTGCTGCACATCCGCCTGCACGCGGACAGGACCCGGCGCTTTCCCTATCCGCTATGGGGCCAGACGCCGCTGCTCGCAGCGCTCGAGGACGTCGGTGTCGGCGAGGCGATCTCGCAGCAGCAGCTGACGTTTTATCTCAACATGGCGCGCCCGAGCGCCGTGCTACAGACCGACCTGGTGCTCGACAAGGATCAGACGCAGGCGCTGCGCGATCGATGGGACGAGCAATCAAAGGGCATGGCGGCCGGCAAAACGCCGATCTTGACCGCCGGCCTCAAGGTCAATCCGTGGAACGTCGGCGCGCGCGATGCGCAGCTCGCCGAGATGCTCAAGATCAGCGAAGAGCACATCATGCTGGCGTTTCGCGTTCCGCCCGCAGTGCTCGGCCTCTCCGGCGGTCAATCATTCGGCTCGACCGAAGCGCTGATGCAGTTCTGGATCGCCACCGGCTTAGGCTTCGCGCTCAATCATATCGAGGAGGCCTTCGGCTTCACATTCGCCCTCAAAGGGCAGCCGGACGAATACGTCGAATTTGATACGGCTGCGCTGCTGCGCAGCTCGATGAAGGAACGCATCGAAGCGCTGGCGCGCGGCGTGCAAGGCGGGATTTACAGCCCGAACGACGCGCGTGCGCTTGAGGGTCTCGACAAAGTGAAATTTGGCGAGGAGCCCAGGGTGCAGCAACAAGTCGTGCCCCTCTCTGCAGCGGGCGCAATTCCTGCTGCTCCAGCACCGCACGCCCCGCCGCCTGCAGCCGCGCAACCGCTCGGCCCGAAAGCGTACAACGATGACAACAGCGACAACGTCAAACGGGAAGTCAGAAAAATCCTTGCCGCCGCTTCAAGAGCGCGGCGAAGATTTGATTGATGCCTTCCGCGAGGCGCTCGGCGAGGTGCTCGAGCAGGAGCGCCGGAGCTGGCAGCGCGAGCGCGCGCTGATCGAGGCGCAGGCATCGCAGACCATCGCCGAGCTGCGCGCGCAGATCAGCGAGCGCCTGGCAACGATCAAGGACGGCGCGCCAGGTCCGCAGGGCGAGCGCGGGCTGCAGGGCGAGCGAGGTGAACCCGGAGAGCGCGGCGAGCCGGGACAGCTCGGCGCCCGGGGCGAGCGCGGACTGGCCGGCGAGGGAGGGCCGCAGGGTCCCCCCGGCATCAACGGCGAGCGCGGCCTGACCGGATTGACCGGCGAGCGCGGCGAGGCAGGTCCTGCCGGACCGCCAGGCGACCGCGGGCCGCAGGGCGAGCGCGGCGAGCGCGGTGAGCGCGGTGACACCGGGTCTTCAGGAGAGCCCGGTGAGCTGGGTCCGCAGGGGCCCGTCGGGCCGGCTGGTCCGACCGGCGGGCCCGGTCCGGCAGGACCGTCGGGGCCGATGGGACCTGCGGGCCCAGCTGGCGAGCGCGGCGAGCGCGGCCTGCAGGGCATCGCCGGCGAGCGCGGCGCAGCTGGGAAGCACGGGCCGCCTGGCGCAGCAGGACCCGCCGGCGAGCGCGGCGACGCAGGCGCGAACGGGCCGCAGGGCCCCGCCGGTGAGCCGGGACCGCCAGGACCGCCAGGCGCGCAGGGACCGGTCGGCGAGCGCGGCGCGCCAGGACCCGCCGGCGAGCGCGGCGACGCAGGCGCGAACGGGCCGCAGGGCCCCGCCGGTGAGCCGGGACCGCCAGGACCGCCAGGCGCGCAGGGACCG